TAAAGGAGTTCTTATGGGTTCAAGATCAGGTTCAGACTCTGGAGGTGGCGGAAATGATATGCAAGTATCAGGAGCTGAAGCTGCTTACTCAACTGAAAAAGGTATAAGCACCGCAGCAGATACAAGAATTTCAAACACATCCTTTAGCAGATCAAATGATGAAATTACAGGAAGAAACGAAATTGATTATGTAGAAAGAGATCCTGTTACAGGAGAATCAACAGGTAGAGTTTTAACAACAACAATCGGAACTGGTGCAGGACAAGTAGATCCAGGTTTAGCACAAGCAAGATTAGGTGCAGATACATCTATGGTTGGTGCAAGTGTACCAACATATTCAGACAGAGAAATAGAAAGAGGTTATACAGACGAAGGTGATGCTTTAGCAAATGTAAATGGTAAGTACATGACTAAAGCTCAGTTGTATAGCACAGGTATTATTGCTAAAGATCCTGAAACAGGTGAAGATGTTATGGGTGATTATACTGTTGATCCTGAAACTCAAGAAATAGTACAAAATCCTGCAACAATGACCTTTGCTGAGAACTTTCAAAGTTTACCAGATTACTTACCTCTTACTGCAAGATTTTTAATGGCAGGTGGTAAAAGTTTAAGCAACTATCAAGATCGTAGTAAGTTCATGGGTTTTAATGAAGCTGGTCAAAGAGGATTATTAGGTAATGCTGCACTTGGTTATGGTCAAGGTAGAGATTCTAATGTACCTATGAGCAACTTTAATACAGGTGATTCTGATAGAGATGTTATGAACAGAATAGCTCCAGATGCACCTTATATTGTAAATCCTAACTTAACTAGACCTGATTCGGTAGCACAAGATTTTTTTAATAATATGAATATGACTCAAGGTTCACCATTAAGTTCTGATTTGCAAAGGGATTATAATAATGCTAAAAATAGTGTTAATAGTATTTTGGGTATAGTAGCTCCAAATCAACAATTTGGCTATTCTACAGACCCCTATGGCGGTCTAATGGCATCAAATTTGAGTACCAACCCTTTTAATATAGACTACATGAGAACAAGAGGATTAATATAATGATTGATAGATTAAGAAGAAGATACGAACAATTACAAGGATTAATAGATACCTCTGCTAATCAACAAGGTGGTTTATTAGGTAATATTCCCCAAGCTGCATTATTAGGTTCTGCTATTTATGGACAAGGCTTACAAGGTAAAGATCCTTTACAAGCATTTTTTCCTGCTGCTATGCAAACAGCACAATTACAAAGATTAATGACACCTAAAAAAGCAAATAAATTTAGAGCATTAACGTCAGCAGAATTTGAAAAATTAAAATCTGAAGGTGTTAATCTTGATCCTAATAAAGGTTATCAAATAAACGAAAGAACTAACGAAATAAAACAGATAGGTTCAGGTCAAACAATAAATATTGGTGATACTCAAAAAGTTGCTAGTGCAGCTACACCAGAAGATATAAAATTATTAGGTTTGAATGAAAAAGATGATGTTATAGTTTTTAAAAAAAATAATCAAATAGTAGATTATAAAGTAAATTCTTATTTTGACAAAAGAGTTGAAAAAATTGGTAAAGCTGTAAAAGATTCAAAACTGTCAGAAGTAGATCAATCTTTAAAAGATATTGAAGATTTTATTGAGGGTTTAGATGGTAAAAATTTACCTGGTGTAGGTATTGTAGGTGGTAATATACCAGGATTTATAGCATCTGAGGCTGGTAATGAACTAAGAGCATTAATACAAAAATATTCAAACATAAAACTTCAAAAAAGATCAGGTGCTGCTGTAACTCCTTCTGAATTTGGTAGGTTACAAACAGAATTAGTTGGAGCAACCAAAACTCCTGATGAAGCAACTTTTTTAAGAATACTTAAAAGAAATAGAGAAGGTTTAGAAAAACAAAAAAAACAAGTTTTTGCACCTTATAGAGAAGATGATTTACAACAATATTTTGACTCAGGTGGATTAAGTTTATATGGAGTAACAACACAAGAACAACCTTCTTCTATAACATTAACACCTGAACAAATACAATCTCTCCCAACAAATGTTTTAGAAGAACTATTAAAATTACAAAGATGAGCAGAGAACTAATTGAAAAAGAACTTGAAAGAAGAAGGGGATTAGATCAATCTAATGCTGTTCAACAACAAGAAACAATTACTGAACAAAATTTACCTACAGTAGATCAACAAAGACAACAACAAGGTGCTTATGGTCGTATGTTAGACTATGATGAAATGCCTGAAATGAATGAAAGATCACAAGCTGTAGCAGATTATTTATCATCACCTGAATTTGGTAGATTAGTTTTAGAAGTGGGAGGAGCTGTAGGTGGAACTATTCTTGCACCACAATTAACTTTACCTTTATATATAGGTAGAGTAGCAGCTTTTGTTAGACCAGGCTTACAAGCAGTAGCAACAAGAATGACAGGTGCAGGTTTAGGAGAAGCAACTGGAGCTGGTGTATCTCAAACATTTGATCCAACTGAAGATGTAGCAAAAGATTTAGTAAGAGCTTTCTTTACAGGTGCTACAGCAGAAGGTGCTGGTACAATAATCAATAAAGGTATTGCAAAAGCAATAGGTAAAAACAAAAAATTAATTGATGGTGCTGAAGAAGCTATTGCTACTATTGAAAAACAAAAACAAAAAATATTATCTGCACCAAAAGGAACTTACTCTGATAGAATTATGGAAGCTGCTAAAACTGGTAAACTAACACCAGCTTTATTGCAAGAAGGTCAAACTATTGACATATTAGAAAATGTAGCAGATTTAAGTTTAGTTGGTGGTGGCTCTATAAGGTCTGCAAGAGAAGGTGCTGAAAGTATAGCAACATCTGGCATAGAGGATTTTGCTACAAGATATAAAAGTTTAGCAGGAGAAGATGAATTAGGTTTGTTATTTCAACAAACTTTAGCAGGTAGTCAAAAAGCATTTAAAGCAACATCTAACTCTAAGTACAAAGCACTTGATGAAGCTCTTACAAGAGCAGGTAATCCAAATGCAGTAGATATTACAACTCTTAAAAAATGGGCTAAAGGAGAACTAAAAAACATTGGTGCTAAATCAGAAAGTGGTGCTTTAGTTTCATTTTTAAGAGGTATAGATGCTGAGAAAAATTTTGTAAATTTTAAAAAAGCAAACAATTTAAGATCAGATTATTTAGAAATTACAAGAGCATTAGCTGAACCTGGATTAGGTAAAAAGAAACAAAGACTAGCAGCAGTTGCAGCTAAATACATAGATGAATCTATGACTGCTGCAAAATTACCAGAGGAAGTACAAGATTTATATAGAAAAGCAAATAATTTTTATAAAAAAGGAGCTAAAGTTTACAATGATGATTTATTCAAAACATTAATGGATAAAGACCCAGAGCTTGTTTATAAGTCAATAGTTCCACAAGCTGCTGATAGACCTACATTGGTTACTTCTACATTTAAAATTATTGATGAAGTGAAAGATAAAGCTGTTAGAAATCAATTAAAAAATAAATTAAGAGGCGAATTTTTAGAAGATATTTTAACAAGATCATCAACACAATCTGATCAATTTGGCAGACAAATCAATGGAACTAAGTTTGAAGATTTACTTAAAATAAAAAAGAAAAAAACATTTAATGCCTTTTTTGAACCTAATCAAATAAAAAATTTAGTAAATTTTTCTAACGCACTTAAATTTTCACAAGGAAGAATAAGAAAAAGAGGTGGTACTCCTGGTGCAATATTTATTCAAATGAAACAATCTGGTGCTGTCATGCAGTTAGTAGCAGGAGGAACTGCTGGTGTATTAGGTAGTCCAGGTATAGCTGCTGGTATTATTTTAACACCTGCTGCATTAGCAAAAATGATGACTAATGATAAAGTTATAAAATATTTAACAACTGGTTTTAGATACAATCAAAATCAAACAATAGCTGGAAGAAGTTTCAGACAAGCAATAGCAGCTATGGCTTCTGATGGAATTATATCTCAAGATGAAAAAGATAAAGTTTTATCAGATATGAAAGAAAATGGATATTAAATGGAAAACTTACCTCAAGAAAACGAAAAAAAAATTATTAAAGTTGAAGGTGAGCTAAAACTGATCCACCACAAAATTGATGTAATTAGGGATAACCATTTGCACCATTTAAACTTAAGAATCAATAACATCTACAAAATCTTATGGTTCGTAGCAGCACTGAGTCTGACAAGTCTAGCAAATCTGGTTATAAACCTGATAAACTAATCTCTGAAAGACAAAAAAAAACTTCAATAAAAGGCACTGTTGGTGAATATGAAACCATAGCAAAACTAACCAAAGAAGGTTATTTTGTTGCTAAATCTGTAGATCCTGCTTGTCCATTTGATATTGTTATCGTTGACAAAAATGGTAAAATAACACTCATTGATATAAAAACAAATACCTATAGAAAAACAAAAAAAGGTAAAACTTTAAAAGATAAACCTAAAGGTTCTTACAAGATTTACAGAAGTCCTACTAAAGAACAAAAGAAATTAGGTATAAAATTATTTATGGTGGATTATGAAAGTTAGTGAAAATACATCTGTCGCTATGCCAATCAAAAATATGGTTGGTATTATTATTGCAGTTTCTATGGGTATCTTCGCATATACTGAGATTACTGCTAGACTAACATCTCTTGAAACATCAAGAGAGCTTATGAATGCTGATTTACTTAAGGCTTCTGAGCAAACAACAGTTGATAAAGAACAATTTTTACTCTTGGAAGACCTTTACGAAACTGTAGAAAAACACCAAGAACTTTTAGATAAAAATATTCACAATCAAGTTATGCTTCAACATATTGAAAAAATGCTTGACAAGGCTTTAGAAGATATTGAAGGATTGAAAGATGCTTCAAGAGAAATGAAATATACAAATGGTACACACTAATGCAAGAAATTGTTATAGCACTTTTATTAATAGTTAATGGAGAGATTAAAGAGCATAGAATACAAGACTCTATGTCTGACTGCTTGAAGGGTAAAAGAGTTGCCTCAAGAGGTACATCAAAAAATATTGAGTATCAGTGCATAAAATCACTTGCTGAAACAGAAATATACATGGGTGAAAAATCAATCAAAGCATTAATACTAGAATGATAGATAAAATTATATACAGTTTTTTTGGTTTATTAGATAAGTTCTCTGAACACTTAGATAACGTATTCTTTCCAAAACCAAAGAAAAGAAAAAAGAAATGTAAAGATTGTAAGTGCGATTGTCATTGCAAAGACGATTTACATATTAACAACTTCGATCAAGAACTATGTAATTGTGAGGGGTGCAAACATTAAGGATTTTATGAGGTGTGGCTATGGAATATATACTGATAAAACTAGAATATTTGTGCAGAAAATTATATGCTTTTGTTTGGCGATGGCGAATAAGATTAACAATGAACTTGGAGAAAAAATATGTACGAAGAAGTAAAAGAAGAAATAAAGATTTGTGAAGGCTATGTGCCTAAGATTTACAAATGTAGTGAAGGCTTTGATACTATATTCTATGGACACAAGATAACACCTGAAGATCAATATGAGCATGGTGTTGAGTATTCTAAAGAAGAAGGTGAGCTTGTATTTGAAAGAGATTTCCAAAGAACATTAGATGCAGCCGAAAGATTAATAGGAGAAAGATCAATCAACAACACTGCAAAGGAAGTCATTATCAATATGGTTTACCAAATCGGTGAAGGTGGTGTATCTAAGTTTAAAAATATGTGGAAGGCTTTGGATAGAGAAGATTATGGTGAAGCTAGTTTTCAAATGATGGATTCTCTTTGGGCAAAACAAACTCCTAACAGAGCAAAAAAACTAGCAGAAAAAATGAGAGGTGCATAATGTGGTTTAGTGCAATAAAATTAGCTTTAAATGCAGGTACGCATATTTATAAAAAGAAACAAGAAACTAAAATGCGTATGGCAGATGCTCAAGCAGCTCATGCAGAAAAGATGGCTAAAGGAGAACTTGAGTATTCAGGTAAACTTTTAGAGGCAAGACAATCGGACTGGAAAGATGAGGCAGTTTTGGTAATTCTCACTTTGCCAATTTTAGTGATTGCTTGGGGTGTCTTTTCAGATGATCCAAACGCATCTCAAAAAATAAAAGAGTTCTTTGAACAATTCCAACAGCTTCCTTCATGGTTCACAAACTTGTGGATTTTGGTTGTCGCAAGTATTTATGGAATAAAGGGTACACAGATTTTTAAAAACAATAAAAAATAATTAATGTCTGACATTGATTTGATTAATGAATATAAGGATCAAGTAAGAATCCTTAAACAAGAGGTTGCAGAATTACAGGATGCAGGTAAGTCTAAAGATTCTGCTAACAAAAGATGTTTGCAAAAACTAGAACACTCTCAACAAGACCTAGATGATGCAACAAAAAAAATAAAAGAACTAGAGAGTGAAATAAAAAAAATGAAAGATAATAAGTGAATTTTGTATTAAATTTAATAATGTGTTCTGCTTTGAGTAATACTTGTTTACCACCTTATAGATACCCAGATTTATTTAAAGATGGTTACTCTTGTATGATAGCTGGTAACAATGAGTCAATAAAAAAATTAGAAGAAATTGGTCATAAGGATGTCAACGAAAATAAAATATTTATTAAGTTTTTGTGTACTGAAGAACCTGTAGTTCCTCAAAAAAAACCAAAAATTATGACATAATGTATTGTGTGGTATGGAAAAATAACAGCGATTTGCATACTATGTTTACAAATACTATTTTTGAAACTGAGAAAAAAGCCATAGAATTTAAAGATAAACAAAAATCTATGCGTAAAAAACATGATTGCAGAGTTGTCGAATATGAATATAAATACTTTAATGGGGTAAAATTAGATGGCGATAGATAAGTCAAAAATGAAATGTAATACACCTAAAAGACAAATCTCAGGTGGAAAAAAGTTTGTCGTCAAGGCTTGTAAAGGTGGTAAAGAAAAGATAATTAGATATGGGGATGCCAATATGAAGATTAGAAAATCTAACCCCAAAGCTAGAAAGAGCTTTAGAGCAAGGCACAGATGTGCTACTGCTAAAGATGTGTTCAGTGCTAGATACTGGTCATGTAAGAAATGGTAACAAAAGGAGAAAAAAATGTATCATAGTAAAAAAAAACCAATGAATAAAAAAAAGAAAAAAAACAAAAAAAAGAAAAAAAAATAACAATTAGGAGTAGCTGCTAGTCAGTTGGGAATGTTGGAGGGTTTATATTATGCCTAAAGGTAAAAATAAAAAGTACAGTAAAAAACAAATGAAGATTGCAAGAATGGCTGCACCATTTGATAAGATTACAGGTGCGGACTTTGCTAAACTAAGAAAAAAGAAAAAGAAAAAAGTATGATGAAATCAGTAAAAGCACCAAAAGGTTTTCATTGGATGAAAAAAGGTAACTCATATAAACTTATGAAAGGTGCATACAAACCCCATAAGGGTGCAGTAAAAGTTGCAAAATTTTCTGTCCAAAAAAGACATAGTGCATGAGGCAAGTAATATTAGAAGCACTAGAAAAAAGATATGAAGCTCAGATTTCTGAAGCTGAGGCGACATTAAAAATTTATTTAGAAAACAGTGTAGGGATTGGTGAGCATCCTCAACACATAGACGAATCAGATAAGCTGATTGAAAAGATTGCTCATGCAGAAGAAAAACTACAAATACTAAAGGAGTTTAAAGATGGCTAAATTATGTCCTAGAGGTAAAGCAGCAGCTAAAAGAAAGTTCAAGGTATATCCCTCTGCTTATGCCAATATGTATGCCAGTGCAGTTTGCTCAGGTAAGATAACTCCTGGTGGCAAAAAGAAAAAAAAGAAAGCTAAGAAAAGAAAAAGATAATGGCTAAAAAAGGATTAAGGTCATGGGTACAACAAAACTGGGTTGACATTGCCAATCCTAGATCCGATGGTTCTTTTCCTAAATGCGGTAGATCAAAAGGTGAGAAAAGAAGAAACTATCCTAAATGTGTACCGATAGCTAAAGCAAGAGCAATGAGTCCTTCTCAAAGGAGAGCTGCGGTATCAAGAAAAAAGAAAGCTGAAAGAAAGTCAAGAAAAGGTAAAAAACCTAACTATGCCAAAACCTAAGAAAAGAACTTGGGTTAAATCAAAACAAATAATTGTTACAGTTGGATTTTGTCGTTACTGTCATAAAGAATTAATTAATACCGATAGCTTTGTTTCTTTTTATGGGGGTGGTCATGCTCATTATCAATGTATGAAAGAAGATGATGACCTCAAACAAAAAGTTCTAAATAGTGTTGAGC